ATAGATAATATGACCTTTGCCGAAAGCGAATACCTTAGAGGAAATAAAGTATGGAAAGCCCAGACACTTTATAATTTCGCGAAAGCAAAGGAATACCCTATACGTGATATGCCATTGTGGAATATAGACCTGACTGTTGAACCGTTTGAGTGCATCCAGCTTCATAATTTCATCTTTCAATGCAAACGTGTTCTTGATTGTTCTTTAGACTATCCTATTATACTGGATGAAGTAGAACAAATAGCAGACGGATACCATAGATTATGCAAAGCTATCTTGGAAGGTAGAAAAACGATTAAGGCTATCAGGCTGCTGGAAATGCCGGCACCTGATAGAATTGAAAATTAATATTTTATGACCGAAGAAAAACAAATACAAGATAGTATAGAACTACTTGAACAAAATGCTTTGCCAATTCCTGATGATGGCGATATGGTTGAACAAATACCATTGTTCAGTTCGTCCGATATGCAGTCAGTCATTGAGGACGGGAAGAAGAAGCCGCCTATCCATAGGTTGTGGGGTGATTTTTGGTGGGAAAACGAGCTTGTTTTCTTGTTCGCTGACAATGGTATTGGTAAGTCTATTCTTGCCACACAGATAGCCTACGAGATTGCCAAAGGGAAGAGCGAATATACAGAAGTGGAGATGCCACCGCAAGCCGTGTTGTACTTCGATTTTGAGCTTTCGGACAGGCAGCTTGCAAGACGGTACGGGAACGCTGATTTCCCGAAATCGCTTATCCGTTGCACCATATCGGAAGAAGTGGACAGCGATGATTTCAGCATGAACGTAATTGAAGGGATAAAGGATAAATTGCTTGACACGAAAGCTAAAGTTATGATACTAGACAATCTTTCATATCTATCCACCCAGACAGCGGAAGCAGAGTATGCCGGAGTTATTATGAACGGTCTCACAAGATTGAAGCGTGAGCTAAAAATCAGTATCATGGTGATAGCGCATACGCCTAAGATTGAGGAATGGAAGCCCTTGTCTAAAACCAATATGGCAGGAAGTAAGATATTGTCTAACTTTGCAGACGGAGTATTTGCCATAGGACGTACAAGGAATGGAGGACGTTATCTAAAACTATTAAAAACTCGCATGGTGAGTGAACCGGATGAGAAGTCGCTCCTGCCCTACTTCAATATTATTTCGGAGCCTTACCTTCATTTTGAAAAAGTTGGTGATGAAACGGAAAAGAAATTACTTATGGGAAAACCTGCAAAAGATTTTTTCACTTCTATTTGGGATAGAGATACGACATCCCCTATTCCTCTGAATGAGCTGGTAAAACTAATTATATCTAAGGATAATTCTAAGAATACTATAAAGGCTAAAGACGGAAATGCTCGAAAACGTATTGACCGTGCTATAAAATACGGCTCTTTAAGGAAAGATGAGTTAAAGAATGTTTTTCTGAAAACAGAAGATTGATTATCAATTATCCACAAACTGTAATTTAAAACAAGTTAAAGAGCGCTGGAAAAGCCATAAGATTGGGTTACAAGGATCAAAATATTGTGGCTTTTCCAGTAGTTATAATGGTTCGCATTTGAACCCATAAATACTTAGTTTAAAAGTAGTTAACGTTTACAATTCATTTCTTTTTAAGTATTTCAACACATTCCTTTACTCCATCATCGAAACCTTGTTTATAGCCTCTAGTATATTCCCCTATATTATATACCGTCATTGACAGAAAAAATAGAAGGATACCTAAAGCCTTATGCCAACCAGGAAGCGAGATGGAAAATGGCTTGAATGTTATTGTAAGATCACCAACCCATAATAGGGCGATAATACATGTAGATATAAATAAAATTGTTTTCATATCTGTTATTTTTTCTATTATACTTTATCCTTGATACTCATGAATAATTAGGTTTTTTCTCCGGATTCGAACTATGTTCGCTAAAACGTCCTTGCCAGCATTCAAGATGTACTCGTTTCATGAATGTAGAGCGCATATCCAGATTCTTCCACTCTTCACAATACTTCTCAAATACATCCGACATCTCGTCAAGCATACGGACATAAGCTTTGTTGGCTTCAAGGCCATGCTCAATAATCGGGATTGCCCTCTTCCATTCTTCATCCGAAAGAAGATTAAGAGACAAGGAAACACGGACAGCACCAATGATTTCATTTGTAGTCCAAAATATGTTTCCGTCCTTGACAAAATTATTGATTACTTCGTAGTCAAAATCTTTTTTCAGTCTGCTTTTGAATCCCGCTATATTATGATCTCTAAAATAACTATATGTTGTGTTAATAAGCCTTTTTTCATAATATCCTGTTTCTGGGTAATCCTTAAGGCTTTTCCCCAATAATATTATTTCACGCTTCATAATTCAATCATTAACATTGTTATTAAAACCTATCATTTCTATCTACCATTCTCTTTTCAGAATCAGTGGCTTGTCTTTTGGGAAATTTCCCATGCCACTTCCCCGGTATCATACGCGGATTTTCCCCTTTACTGTCAAATATCAATCTCCCACACTCCGAGCACAACGGTTTTCCTTCAAACTCCTTTATGCTTGCATCATACTCTATGGGAAAGATTTTATGTACAACAGGCCAATAATCCGATGTGGCTGTATTCTCAACACAACCACATTTGCTACAAATAAACAGTGGCATAATCAATATCTTTTTCCGTTCAACATAGGTCTTAATTCATTGTATCTCATCTTCTGTTCAATGAACCACTCAATATCTATTCCTTTCCAAAGACAGTATTGCCATACATCAAGAATCACTCCTTTAACCGACCTTGGAGATTCGGATATAATTGTTCCGGTGCAAATATCAAAAACTATCTCTACAAATGTGTGTTCTTGGAAAAAGTCTGAAACGTCATTGAGTTCATCCACATTATCCAACGTGTCTTGCAAATCCCAGCCGCGCAGCCCAGCAAGGTCAAGACAGCGTATCACAACATCAGCTAATTCTTCCTCCACCGTTCCTTTGATATATTTTTCAAAACAATACTTGAAATTGACATCATCGTGCGGTTCTTCATCCTCATAAGAAGATTTAAAAGATTCTCTGTCGGCATGTTTCCCTTTTCTATCTGCTTCCACAGCTTCCATAAGCTCGGAAATGACAAGACAAAGAAGATGTTCATTACTCAGCTCCTTATCATGGAAACCGTGCTCGCAAGCGGTCTTATAAGCTCGATCCCGTAGTTCGTTTAAATTAATATTTTCCATAATCATATAAGTTTTAATGCTTCCCAAATACCAGCTTCTAGTGCTTCTTCGTAAATATCCCATTTACCACCATCATTAGGTCCTTCATAAACAGAACTAGTTATATGAGTTCCATTATCAGCTTTAGATATTTCGTATCCATAGCCACAAGCACAGTTATATACACATATATGAATATTTTTGGTTTCACGTAACCACTTTTGGGCGACGGATTGCGGAGGAACAGATAGGTATTTATAACAATGATTCAAAGTGGAAACATCTATGAGATATTTTCTTTCATTGAATCCTTTCTCTTTCAGCAGTTTCGCTGTTTCTAATGTTACAAATTCTTCGGTCATGGTTATTCTCCTTTCTTTTGTTGCTTATTACATTCTTCACAATGTAATTTATAAGCATGGGCAAACATCTTTAACGTAACAGGATCAAAGTGAAAATCTGCCTGTTTCCCTTCTATGACAACTGAAACACATAATTGACCATTGCAAAAATCAATATATGCATCACCACCTCCATCCCCTCTAATGGAAAAGGTTTGTGTCTGTACACTATCCATTATCTACCTCCTTTAGTCTTTTAATTAGGGCATCAGCGCAATTAAGTGAATATTTAGCGACTACCTCAGAATTAACACCATTATCGTTTGCTATAACAACTTTAATAATGTCTTTTGCCAATTCGTATCTACGCTGTTCCCAGTCGATAGCTGAATTTCCAAGATTTAAAAAGTCAAGTTCACATTCTCTGAATACCATATTATCACATACATATATGTTATCTCCACTATGTAACGCATTGGTATTTGTTTTCGGAATTACATCCACCAAAACCCCTGTTGATTTTACTCTTGCTTTCATATTTAATATTCTGATTTAATAATAGTACCAAATGAACGATACCTACGCCAAACCATATTTCCACGCTGGATGGTAATAATCCAATCACAAGCCTTAAAAACTTGTCCTACATTATATAAAAATGGTCGTTTTTGTATTTTTCTTTTTATTCTTGCTTTCATATTTAATCGAAATACATTACTTTCTTACCTATACATACTTTGAACCTTGAAAAACATTCGCTATGTTGTGTGATATTGTTAGGATTATATTTGTTAACAAAACATCCAGTACGTTTATGGTATCTGACACAAGCATTTTCAGGAGATTTAGCCAATATCTCTTTTTCATCTCTAAAATCAAAAAACAAATTATCTCTGTATGATACCTTATACCACTTAACTTGGTTTCTTATCTTTTTAAAATACTTTGCTTTCATTATTCCTCCTTTGTTTTAATATCCGTTACTTTGCCACGATTGACAAAAAAGAAACATGCCATCACATCACACAGGTATGATCCATGCTTCATCTCACACTCTTCGCATTCTTTACACAATGAACATTCACTGCAATCGAAATTTAGACTAGACGCATCAATCAGTTCAATCATTTCATGCAGCACTCCGTCTATTATTATTCCGCTATTTATTTCCATACCGTTCATTCATTAGAAGTTACACCCAAGCACAATACTTTGCAAGAAACGCCTATATCGTCAAATTCCAGAGTTAAATACTCTGTATCATAAGGGTAAGGGTATCTGCAATTTTTCAATTCTTCATCCGTCAATTTGCGTCTAATACGCATCTCTATTTCGTAATCATCGGAAAGATTCTCAATTATTTTTCTAAGTTGTCCTACGTTCTTTATTTCCATATTGTCTAATTAATTTGATTGCTAATAGAGGGTCTTTACCTCCTATTTGATTGATTAGCTTTGTAAATTTGTCCACTCTGCCATAGTGTCTAACGCAAATAGCATTTGCCTTCATCGAGCGTCCTAATCCGTATAAATACTCCATGCGTGCATTTCTACGGATATTCTTCATTATCTTTTTTGCTTGTCTTAATTTCATATCTCAGTCTCCTTTCTCTTTCATTCATTGCAATTTTCTATTTTTCTCATTGATTGCCTCATGTCAAATTTGAAGTTGTCTAAAATCCTTTTAGCCTTAATTCCACATAAAGAACAAACTACAATGTCATAGCCTTCTTTATCACTCACAGCGTTTTGTTTTACCCAATGGTGTTTTGGACTTATGCAGGAATAAGACTTTGATTTACGATTTTCTGATTTTACATCATTATCTGATAACTTACCTCTCCCACACATTACTTTAACATGAGCTAAAGCAGCAAAAGCAAATGCAGCACCTTCACCGCATTCAAAATTCAAATGATTATTGAATGCCTCTTTATCAAAGCCGAAATCCTTTCCACATCCAGGACATCTGTAACCCATATCTAATCTCCTTTCTCTTTAATCCGTTCAATATCTGACTTATGCTTATAAATTGCTATTTTCTTCATTTCTGATTTGTTATTCGTTAATTGATTTTGGCAAAAAAGTTTTTTGGTTGTCTCCGTCATGAGGATTATACAGGTGTTTATAGCCCAACATCTCCATCATGCACACGCAATCATCAGTTACCCCTATATATGCACCGTCAGGATGCCCAGAACAGCATCCAGTAGTATATATGCCTTTATCCCATAATTCTTTTATTTCGTCAACGATTTCTGCGTCGACCGAAACATAAGGTGGTAAAATGTCACCTATGCAGTTCATACGAGGAACCATAAAATCAGGTAGTTTCAATATGACCATCATTTTCTTATATTACATTTCTGTTCGGTTTTGAAGATTATTTAGAATATTGTTGTTCTTTTGTACACGTATTTGTCCCAAAATGCCCTATCGGGCAGTCATCACAGTAAAAAGTAATACTTCTGTAGTCTGCATTACTTCCACATGGATGCTCGGTAAGCTCCATAACTTTATCATTTAAAAGTCGTACATTCTCTTCGAGTTCATTCACCTTATTAATAGGTGTTAGAGCTTTATATTCTTGTTCTGTTAAAATATACTGCATATTATTTCTCTTTTAATCGTTGTAACACATCTTTATTTGTTTCTAATATTTCATCGAAAGACGGGATTTCTCTCCAATGAGTAACATCCCAAGGTCGGAATGTTTCATAGGAGTAATTGTCATTCCAGAAGTATATATTGCTATCTTCTTCTATATCATAACATGCAAGCCTAATAACACCATCTTTAAGTCTTATTAATACAGGCTGTCCTTCCTCCGGCAACCGTTCCTTAACGCTTATCCAAGGTGATTGCTTTGACTGCCATTCTGCACCAGCAATAAAGTCAACAATGCAGTACGATTCACAATGACGCTGCCTGTTTCTGCAATCATTGGCATATTCTTTCGCCGCTTCTTCTAATGTCTGTTTCATTGTATCTCATTTTAATTTTTCTTCAAACTCGGCAATGATACAATCTGCATCACCGCCATGTACCCAATTCTCTAAAACAGAGGACAGAGTTTCAATGGCCTTCCGTTTCATTTCTTCCTGTGCCATTGCAACGGCTTTAAAAGCATTTTCTTTTGCGATAACCGGGAAGTTGGGATTGACTACCACAAAACTCTCACTTTCAATATATTCTTTTGACTTGCTCATATCTAATCAAGTTTTGAATTATTTTTTTATAACTACCGCCATTGTACTAACAGTCGTTCCACTCTCTTTAAACTCGCCAGCGCTGATTTCAAACACTTCTCCATGTACTTCTTTCAGCCAGTTGCGAAAATCAATACACCTCTTTTCCGAAGCGAATCTCCAGTGTTGGCTGGTTATT